ATGACAAAAGCATATTCCTACATTCGAATATCCAGCAAAAAGCAGGTTGATGGTCTCGGCATCACCCGCCAGATGGAAAAGACCCTCAAATATGTGAGGGACAACAATCTCGAACTCGACACCGATCTACGCGATGTAGGTTCCGGCTATCACGGCGACCACGTACGGTTTGGTGCACTCGGCGGATTTCTCAAACTGGTCCGAGCCGGTAAAATCCCTGACAACTCGACACTGATTGTCGAAAGCCTCGACCGACTTTCCCGCGAAGACGTATTGACCGCGCAAAGTCAGTTCATCGACATCCTGCGCGCTGGTATAACAATCGTCACGCTGCTTGATAATCAGGTCTACCACAAAGACCGCGATTTCACTCAGCTGATTATGTCGCTCTCGATTATGAAGCGGGCGAATGACGAAAGCCAAACCAAGCACGAACGCTCGACCTACAATGTGAAAAAGAACCGCCTGGAAGCACTTGAGGGCAAGCCCCGGCAAGTGCAGACGATTGTGCGATGGATCGATCAGAAGAAGGTTCCGGGCACAGAACGTGATTTCGAATTTACCCTGAACAAGCACGCAGACACGATCAAAGAGATATTCGAACTCCGCGATATCGGTATGGGTGCGAGGTCGATTGCGAAGCATCTGAACGACCGCAATATACCTGTGCTGAAACCCGGCATGTCGAAAACACAGAAATGGAAAGACCCGATTATTCGGCTGATCCTGCAAAACGAGGCAGCAATCGGAACGTACCATGTGTTTGAAACCGTCGACGGCAAACGCGTGCCAATGGGCGAGCCAATCAAGAACTATTTCCCTGCTGCTGTTGATGAAGACCTGTTCTGGCGAGTGCAAGGCAAAAACAAACAGCTGACAACAAGAGGTGCTAAAGGCCGCCACCACACGAACCTGCTCTATCAGTTGTCCCGTTGCAGCGTTTGTGGAAGTCGGATGCGGATCAAGCATTCCGGTGGCATAAAGAAGGCGGGTGATGACCCTCGCTATCGGCTTTACGCTTGTATGGGCTATGAGGTGATGGGCAAAAGCGTTTGCAACACGCAGCGCAAGTCGGTCCCTTATGAACCGCTAGAGAAAGCAGTCCTCGACAAAGCGACCGAGTTTTATCTGGCAAGTGATCTCGCTGGAACGCTGGCGTATCGCGAAAGCGACCTGAAACGAATGATCACGCAGCTATCCGAGCGGATCACCAAAAACGAGAAGAAGCGGGCCAACTTCGTCGCAGCCGTCGGTAGCGCAGAAGATGCAGCGGAACGGCTCGAATATCAGAACCAAGCCTCCGCAATGCGTCAACAGATCGAGGCTGACAAAGCGGAATTGACAGAGCATGAAATCACGCTTCGTCAGATCACGGAGCAGGAAGCCGAGCGCAGCAATGTTGCGGAAATGATCGCAATGGAACGGCTCAGATGGACCACCGGCACAGATGATGAAATCCTGCAAAGCCGGTCACGAGTAAGTCTGGCCCTGCGTAAGTTTATCAGCCGCATTGAAGTCAACTTGGATCAACAGGAAAGCATCGTCTTCGTAGCTGGCGGATTGAAGGGCTATCGCTTCGATAGCGCTGGTGCGCTGACAGGCCGCTTCGATCTGACCTCAAGTTTCAAGGCCATCGACGGCGAAACTCCGTGGACACAAGAGCATCTTACAAATCACATGGATGCACTAGGCTTCTCCGACGTGGAAAAGGCGACCGCCAAGGAAGCAGCCGCCCAAATCCTGTCTCGCGCAGGTATCACCCCGCAAGCAAAGCCAAAACCGCTTCACTTTGAGTGAAGCCTTACACTTTAATGCACGCGAGCAACGCGACGTTACGCGGACGTGCTTCCGAGCCACCATCCGATGAGATTGAGTGACCGTGCGCAGGAACTGTGCCGGTGCCCATAGTGGTCGTAGACTTCGGTTTGCCCTGTGCGTATGGCGTACCACCGGCCTGCGTTTCCAGACTATCTTCAGTACTCGTATAAGCAGTTACCGATAGACCCCAAGGACCGTTGCTCGCAGTAGCGCCACCGTGGCTGTGAGCCAAGTTTTGCGAAGACTGTGCAGAACCCAGAGTTCGACCCGAGTCAACACCACGACCGCTATCAAGACCACGAACGAACTCACCACGCAGATCAGGAACGTTGAACGTATTTGAGCCATCGCCCGCGCCAAATGTTGTGCCGATTGCCGTGAACAAGCGAGAGTAGGTAGTGCGAGAAACAGCCGCACCATTCGCCGCCAAATAGCCAGTCGGAGCAGTTGCCTGCGCGACGTAGATAACAGTGGAAGCAGGAACGATGGTATCCAGGATCGCTTGCAACCCGCTGATTGTTGCAACGTCCTGCGTACCTGTGTGGTTTGCACGAGCCTGATACCAAGAGCCTTCTTGACCATCCAATTTATCCGAGTCCAGGCCAGAGCCTGCACCGTCGTTGGCCGTGGTAAACACTGGCAAACTGTTGATAGTCATACCGGTTGTCGCTGCAACAGTAGTTGCCGCAACACTCGTTGCTGTCACAGAAGTTGCAGACACAGAAGTTGCTGACAAGCCAGCGAACGATTGATTAGCCGAGGTCGTCAACAAGCGGAACTTTGTGCCATCATAAGTGACCGTGATCGGAACGCCTGCAATGAGATCGCCAGCGGTCAATGCGCTGCCATTGTTCTGTGTCAGCGCCTTAGCGGGCATTCCATTGATGCTGAGGGTTGCTGCGCCTGTGTTGGTCGCTGATACAAAGAACGAGAAGAACGCGCCCTTATAGTAATCGTCAGGCGGGACATCGTAAGTCAGCGCATAGGCATTACCTGAATTGGTGCAAAGTCCACGTGCGTTTTCACGGTCGAATGCGCGTTTCTGTGCACCCATGCCAGCGCGGATAACAGCGGGAACCGCGCTAGGAGCCTGGCCCGGTGCGATACCGTTTGGGCTTGGGGAAGTGTTCTGAGAATCGCTCTCATTCCACCTTGGGTCTGTATAATCTACCATTGTTCACCACATTTTCTTATTGTTGTTGGGGTGCTTCCCGGCCTTGTGACCGGGGCATTTTGTTATTCGGAGTAGCCAATCTCCCGTTGGAAATCGTTGATTGCGACGGCCAGTGCAGTATCGCTCGTGCTTGCTGCGAGTTTCGACAGCTGCTCCAAGTAGGCCCTTGTGCCGCCCTTCTGCATCTGCGCTTGAGGCAATCGTGCCAGCAAATTCACAGTTTCGGGGCTCGTGAGCAATTTTGCTTGCCAACGGTTGAGACCGAAACGACCGGCCTTACCCGCTGCAATACCGAGAAGCGCTTTCGGGCCGCCGAGAACCGCACCAAGCAGGCTTTTGCCGTCTGCGAGGTTTAACTCTTCAAGCGCATTTGCTGCTTTGTTCGTACCGCTGTGATTGTCGAGGCGTCGATAGCCCTTCATGTTTTCTGCAATGCGTGCGAGACGGTCCAAGTCCTGACGATACTGCGCACGCGCTGTGCCGCTGAACAACGCGCTCTTCGCCTCGTCACTCATCTTCGCCCAATTGCGGAGCATCGTTGTAGGATTGAATTCGCCGGAAGCATCGATGCCCATGCGTTCGACGGTCGAACCGGTCAGGGTGTTCCACAATTCCGGCCCACCTTCGCTGCGCTCGATCTGACGACGAACCGCATTGATACGCGTACCGCCTTTGTTGACCTGTGCGAGAACCCAATCCGCTGCCTGTTCCGGCGTCTGTGCGCGTAGGATCGGATCGAGCGTGTTTTTTGTACCGAAAGCACTATTCGGATCGTTGGTGCGACGGAAACGATTGTTTGCTTTTTTCCAATCCTGCAAAGCGTTGCCACCGATAGCCTCGGCGGTTTCGCCCATGTCCTTCCCCATAGCTGTATAGAGACCGGATGCATAATCTCTCGTGGCCTGATTCATAGAAGGGTCGTTTGCGATCTTGCCGATATTTGTGCGGGCTTCCTTTAATTGATTAAAGTTGATGCCAGCGCCTAGATCATCGACAACCGCTTTCGCCTGTGTGATCACATCATCAAGGGCTTTGCCGTTATTGAGCGCTGCGGATTTGGTCATGCCAGCGCGTTCGGCCTGTAGACCATCAAGGAACTGACGAGTATTTGCGCCCGTTGCGGGACCATCACCAATCGATCTACCAGCCTCTTCGTACAGGTAATCGTTGCGTGCTTTGGATGCAGTTTTTAATGCTGCGGCTTGATCCTTGAGGGCTTGGCCGAGTTCCTGACGTGTCATCGTCTGTGGTGTAAGCCCGTTAACGATGCGGTTCGCCTCGTTATCCATCGCGCTGAAAGCACCTTCAATGCGATCCTGAATAGGCTTGCCCGCGCGTGTTGCTGCGAGTGCTTGTTCGCGAATAGCCGTGTTAGGATTACCAGCGACCATACCAGCGGAGGGCTCGGCTCCGATTGCTCGGAGGTCAGTAGCACGTTCACCAGCAAGGGCGGCATCATCGGCAGTTCCGACGAGAATGTTACGACCACCTGTACCGAATGTGTTTTTTACAGCGCGAGCGCCACCGCGAATGATTGGAGCGGCAACCACACCGACGCCCTCGCCCGCTGCGTTGATAAGGCCGGTCTTTGTTGCGTCCCATACTTGCTCGCCAGCTGTACGAGTGTCCTCGTTGCCGAACAGGTAGTTCAAACCGCGCTGTGTCGCTTCACGGCCTGCTGTTGCGCCAAGGCCAGCACCAAGCATACCACCGGTTACCGTACCCGCTGCTGTACCTGCGAGTGGAATAATGGAACCACTAGTGCCACCAGCAATGCCGCCGCCAACTGCGCCACCGACTGCACCGACACCCTCACCGATTTCAGGAGCAATACTCGCGAAGTCACCCAATGAAGGTATCCAACCCGGCTGATTATAAATCATCGTCTTGCCGGTCTTCGGATCGCTCATGATGAAGTTGTCATCATCCAACGGCTGCGCATCCGGGTAGGACTTGCGCAGAGCGGTCAAACGGTCTTCCGGCTTATCGAGCGCGCCGACTTGTGCACGCACCAGCGGAGGCGCTTCCATGCTCGGATCGATGTCTTCGGGATTGAGTTTTTTCGCGGCTGGCTCAACGATAGGATCACTCTCCCACGGAGCGGACGCATTGTTGTCCTCTACGATGGGATCGTTTTCCCACGGCATGACTTGGCGATCTGTTTTTGTCGCGCCGGTAACTACGGGATCAACTACGGGTGCCTTCTGAGGCAAACGGCCAATACTAACCATTATGCGCTCCTCCCACTGAACATCGAGAGGTATTGCTCCCACGGCTTGTAAGTCTGCTTAGGTGCGGTCATCTGAGTGAGTTGAACGGGCTGCGACTGCAACAGGCCACCACGCGGGGTGTCATCCTGTGGCTGCGGCTGGTTCATTGCCATTTGCGAAAACTGCAGAAGCCCCGGAAGGCCCTTGTTTCCTGTAAGGCCAGGGATATCAATGCCTAGCAGTCCCTTCGATGCGTCCGCTGTTGCAGCGGGTGCGCTTGCCGTAGCGGACGGCGCTCCTGTGGACGCTGTGACTGCATCCGCTGCAATAGGCGCACTGGTAGGCTGCGCTGCTGCAATTTGCTCGGGCGTCATGCCGAATAGCTGACCAGCGTAACCGAGACGGCCCGAGTAGTTGTGACCACCAGTCGGATTGTCAGCGGACCAACCTTGCGGACGTTCGTATCCGATGAATGCCTGTGTGGCGCTTGGCACGTCCTGCGCAGCCTGTAGGCGTTTCCACGCGGCACTTTCAGAACCACCGCCGTTGCCGCCTGAGCCCTGCAATTCGTGCATCACGAAATCAAGTTGGGTATCCAAGTTGTTGTAGTTGTCGCCGCCGAATCCTCGCAGATTGCGGGCGCGATCACCATTCCACTGGGCAATGCCGATACTGTTTGAGCCGTCACGGCCATCGCCACGATTGATGGCGCCAGTGTTCAGGCTGCTTTCACCGTAGAGATTGCCGACAACGCCAGCGGATTGTGCCGGAGATAGTCGGTACTTGTCTTGCAAATAACGGTATGCGTATTGCGCGTTCTGGTTCAACGCCATTCTCACCTCGTCCCGTTTTCCGGGCTTCTTGTCGCGGCCTCTTTTGGGCCGGTTACTTCACGTACTTATCGCTTTGTGCGTTTCACGCCTTGCGGATCGAGATAGACCGTTCCGCTTGGCAACTTCTGGAAATCATCAACGCCGCTGATCTGCGGAATTGCCGCTGTGTTGGTGCTGCCCGTAGGCTGCTGATCTGGCTGCGACTGACCGGAGCCCTGCGACATGAACTGTTCGTAGTTGTCCTTGTCGAAGGTGTAGGACCAGTTGCGGAAATCGTCAGTCTGACCCGAACCCTTCCAAGCCTCGTACTTCGCTGCGTTGTACTGAGCGATGCCACGGAGGCGATCACCAATGTCCTTGAGTGCAGCGGGGTTGAGGTTGCCGTTAAGCACGCGATCCTGAATGGACGCCAAGTCTCTATCCGACATCGCACCTAGACCACGCAGGCTTTCAATTTCCGTCTTGATCTGATCCTGCATGAGATTGTCGAGTTCCTGACGCTTCGAACCACTGAAGTTGTCGCCGGGAAGAACGTTGTCCAATGTCTTCGCAAAGCCGTTGTAACCGCCAGTTTGGAACCAGCTGTTGCGGTTGATATCGCCTGCGATAGCCTGCATACGATCCACCGTGCCCACGGTCTGCGCTGTGCGGCCCGCTGCCTGTGCGAGCGCTGCTTCCGCTGTGCGCTCGTCCTTCACAACAGGATCGCTCATATTTGCCTTTGTGCGGCCCGGTGTGTCCTGAACCAGACGGTTGATCACAACGGGATCGGTGATGACGTTGTTCAAGCCATCCTTGTAGATGACGTTACCGGTCGCGTTATCGAATGTAGAGGAGTAGCGAGCGTTCGACTTCGGATCGATGTAAGCACCTTCCTTCTGCAAGCGGTTAGCCTGACGCTTTGCATCGGCCTGCTTGTCCAAGTAGGAGCCGAAACCAGTGTCGGATTGCGTTGCATCGTAATTGCGCTGATCGTCTGTGCGGACCTGACTTTCTGTGCCTGCCTGACCCGCTGCCTTCGTCGCGTATTCACTGCGAGAAACGCCCTCAATCGTACCCGGTGCGTTGGTATAGTTCTGCCCATTCCAAACCAGCAATTTCTGCGCAGCCTGATTATCCAGGTAGTTCATCTGATCGAAAAGTTTGCCCGCCATAGCGCTATCGCCCTGCGAAGCATAGAAATTGTAGTCTGCGTCTAGCTGCGCACGTTGACGGTTAATCTGTCCAGCTAGATCATTTGTCGGAGCGGATGGAGCAGCAACAGGCGAACCACTGGCAGCAACCGGACCAGCGGTAGCGCCAGCGTTGCTACCTCCGTCAAAACCTGCGCCACCGCCCATGCGATTTTTAAAATAGTTCTGTCGCGCTGTTTCCTGAGCCTGAGCCTGCTTCAGTTTGTACTCGTCCTGCGCATTCGCCACACCGTAGCGGGCTGTCTGCGCATTCTTATATGCGCGATCCGCTGCGCCGTCTTTCGCACCCTCGTAGAAGCCAACACCATTCGAGATAGCGCCACCGAGATTACCGAGAAAACTTGTCGGCTTATCGGAAGGACCGCCAGCTGCCATCAAACTACCGGACGCACCGAGAAGGCCGCGCAACACTGCCTGCTTCTCGTCCTCGTCTTTAAACTTGAGCAAACCACCGAACGCGCTTGCGCCTTTTGGCTTATCAGCAGCCAACATGCCCGGTGCATCCGGGAATTGACCTGTCAGACCCGGCTGTGTCGGGCCCGTCGGATTAGCGAAACTCGCATACTGCGGAGGAACCGAAGCCGTTTGCGTCGGATCAGGTTGAGCCTGCGGAGGCGGATTGAATGTCTGCGGAACCTGCACATCAGATGGTGGCAACTTCACATCGCCACCCGGTGTAACAGCGGACATTGCACCGCCCATTGCGCCCGGAGGCAAGCCCTTAAGCGCAGCAAGGATTTCTTCAAAATTACTGAACATATGCAGTTTCTCCAATTAGAGCGCGACCGTCGATGCGCTTGAAACCATCGATTTCGCGAACCGCGTGCGGACGTGTAATTTCGACTTCCTGCGCCATCGGACCTTCGTAGACTTGGCCGGATGGATCGTTTTTGTAGGTGAATTCATAGATGCGGGTACCGTTCAGCATGTAGCCGACGAACACGATGTTCTCTTTTGCGCGAATATCGCAGAGCATGCCAAAGATCGATGCGAGCGAACCGATACCGCCCAAAGCAGTCGAAAGACCATTCGAGAAAACCGGCTTCGATGTGGTCTGCGAATTGAAGCCACCAGTCGTTGCGAGACCGATCATCTGCGCGGCGTTGTTGATGTCCTTGTTCTGGTTGAAATCCCACTTGTTGATATCGGCCTGCTTGAGCATGTCCGCATAAGCGTCCTTCTGCGCACCGACACCCGCAACCTGATTTGCATCGTAGTAATCGTTAGCACGCTGATCGCCCGCCATGCCTGCGCCCTGCAACTGCGTCTGAGCCTGACCCTGCTGACCAGCCATAAGACCGGAAGCCGCCTGATTGCGACTGTCCTGCTGACCCTGCAAAATGCCAGCGAGCGAATTATTCGCGCCGATCTGCGTGTTTGCATTCTGATCGTAAAGCGAACCGATACTCTTCGAGGCGTCGATCTGGTTCTGGCGTTCTGTTGCGTAATTCTGGCCGTAAATGTTCTCGGCATTCTTCGCCATCGCGTCAGCGGCGGTCTGTTCGGCCGTGTTGCGAACGCTTGCGTATGCGCCGGAACCGTTGCGACCGCCTTTCGCAAATGCGCTGTCGATGCCCGGTGCAATGTTGTTGTTGAAATCAGATACGACCGAGGCGTTAGCGTTCTTCACCATCTGATCGAGGTAAGGATTGCCGTTGAGGTAATCTCCGTTCGCCGTACCCTGCAACAGTGCCTGACCCGGATTAGCGCTGCCCTTCAAAATATCGGATAGCGACTGAGCATTGCCAGCTGCGCCGTTTGTAAACGTCGTTCCCGCCGCAAGTGTGTTTGCACCCGCTGGATTGAAGGCCGAGCCGGTCGTCACGCCATTTACAGCATTTTGACCGTTCTTGATGATCTGCGAACCGTCAGCTGCCGTGTTGAGAATGCTCTGCTGCGCGTTCTTCGTTTCGTTGGAAAGGTCGATTACGGTCGAGCCCGGATAGTAATTTGGGTTACCGTTTTTTATTGCAGACTGAGCGGAAGCAAGCGCATCTTTGATGTATGGCTGAGCGTAAGCGGGTGCTTCCGTAGTGGTCTTAGTTTCTGTCGTTTTTGGTGTACTTGCCATTCTCAAAATTCCTTAAACATGACGATGGATGAAAATTCGAAGCCATGGGGAGTAAGCACGCGCTCCCATCCACGACGGCCAAAGAGGACAAAGCCCTCGCAGCCATTTGCTTTAGCCCAGGTCGAAATGACCTCTTGCCCCTCGCCTAAAATCTCTGCGAGATCGCCGCCTACGAGATACAAAATGCAGACAGGGCGATTATCCCAATCCATGTTCTGCGTGACCGCTGCGCTGGCATCGCCAGTCCAAAGCGCATAACTGCCGTTAGTAATGCCGTCCAAAACGGCTCGCTCATCAGCATTTGTCGAATGCTTGAGGGCTTCACTCAGCCAACCACGAACACGGGGATATTCCGTTTTGAATTCCTCAAATGTCGTGATCCGTTTAATTGCCATTGTATCCAAATAAGAGTGCGAAATATTCGACGCCGGTCTGACACCAACCTGCACCGGCAGCGGTGATCTTCGCTTGCATCCGATGATGCGTGCGGGATGGCGCGAGGTTCGATGTAAGGGTTGAGGCGTTGCTGTAAGTGGTCGAGTAAAATGAGAACGATGGGTTCGCCCGCATCTGCGTCGTGAAATAGATGTCGTTGTAAATGAACGCGTTCGCAGCGTTGTAGCCGCTAATAAAGACGTTGCTGTAGAACTGATACCAACGCTGACACTCAGCGAGTTCATCGCCCTTGAGGCGGTAAGGGAATGGATCAGCTACATCGCTGGCATCGCCTTGAAGCAGGCTGACGCGCGCAAGATCGAACGTCCCGGATTGCTGCCCGAGATTGACCGTTCTCGCATTGAAGGTCGAACCTGCTTCGAACCAAAAGTTGACGTCGAGCGTATCCGTTCCATCCGTTCCAATCGTCTTAGCGGCTATCGACGGAATGCTGACGACTGCCTGAAACTTCTGCCATGCCGTTGTGAGATTGAATTTCTGAGAACCGATCCCCGTAACCGCCGCACTCGGTGAGCCGCCAGTTCCGAAATTTTGGACAAACTCGATTGCGATGCTGCGGTTAGTGTCGGCCTTCGCCCAGAAAGTCAGAGTAGCCGTCTTACCCGCAAGCGTGCTGACGTACTCAAGCGACTGGCGCTTGAAGACCCGGTTGCTAGCCCCGGCCACACTGGTAACAACGGTGCGCGAGAAGTCCGCTGGGAAACCCGGAACGTCGGTCTGGCCACTGGCGAACGTCTGCCACGAATGGACTTTCGTAGAGCCGATATTGCCATTGTTCCAGCGATCATCGGAACCGAAGCCGTCGAAGTTTTGGCTTGTATTGATCTGCCACCAATAGAAATCGCCATTGGTGATCAGGTTATTCCAAACGTACTGCTTTCGATTGTCGTAGTCCGTCTTGGACAGAGCATCCAATGTTGTACGAGCAGCTGCCGCACTGGTGTCATCGAGTAATGTTTTAGCGAAAGACGAAACGCCGAGTGTGGAAAGTGCTGTCGATGCGTCTGCATCATCGATCAGCGACTTACCAAACGTCGAGAAACCCAAATTGGTCTGCGCCTCGCTGGCATCGTCACTGAGCAAAACAGAAGCCATATACGGGCTCGCAGGCAGAATGGTTCCAGCCGCATCAACTAGTTGATCGGTCAGTACCTTCACATCACGAGGTGTATGGTTTTGTTTGAGTTTCAGCAATTTACCGGCTCCTTTCCGACTTCCCGTATTTACCGGAAGCCAGCAGGAACAGCGTCGTATTGGACACTGGAGGCCTGTTTGAAATCGCCCGTAAGTGTCAGGCGAATGCGATGGTATCGACCGCCCTGGCGGATGTTTGCCCAGCCGCTAGTGTTGGGTGCAGCCATCATACTCCACGAGATATCGCCCTTTGGAAGCAAGCGAGAGCCCACATTCACAGCAACCGAGCCGTTGCCATCGACAAACGGACGAACACGCAGAACGTTAGTGCGATCACCTTGAATTCTGGGGTTCATCGCCTGTAGCTGCTGGATAGTGAAGTATTCGGCGGACTCAATTGTGCCGGTGCGATTTGTGCCGGTGAACAGATAGATTGCGCCGGAAATCGACATGCCCGACAACTGACTGTTGCCACCTGCCCAAACCGGGCTATCGAAGGGCGCTGGCAAATTCTCGATTGTACCGAAGATATCCAGCTGCGCGATAGTCCAAGGCAGCGTCACGCTGTTGAACAGAAAGTCGATGCCTGTTTCTGCGTCCGCTTCTGTCCACTCACCTAGCGAGTAGTTGAAGATGAGCATCTTGTCGGGCGTACCGGCAATCGAGTCATTGCTGGAATAGCACCAGTAGATGAGTTTCTTGGCCGGATCAGCCGCCGCGCTCATGTACTTGTATTGGTCGGTGTTCACATAGCGCAGGAAGTATTTGTCTACGCTGCCCTCACCGATGCGCTTCAACTGCGAAGTGCCGTCGAACATGTACCAGCCATCATCACTGAGGAAGTAGGTCTTGCCCTCCACGGTGATGATACTTTCGGGAACTGCGCAGCCTTTATCGGTGATGATTTCGTCAAACTGCCAGATAAGCGGAGTTCCGACGTAGGTCATTTTCACAACGCTGTTGCGCGTGAAGATTGTCACGTCTTCACCGCCTACGATGCCCTGAATGACACCGGAACCGCCGTTGATGTCCTGAAAGTCTGCCTGTGTGGTGAGTGAGAAATCCCAACTCTGAGGCTGATCGAGACCGGACCAGCGAACACGATAGGGAATATCGCCGTCGAATGGATCATTAGTGTTTGCGACGACCACGAAGCCGCGAGCGTTGCAGATATGCTTTGCGCGAACAAGCGTGGTCAGGTCATCAAAACGCTCATCCTCGTTCATATCGATGTATTGAGGGTAATTGACGAAATTCGTGCCGATTACCCACGATCCGTACTTGGTGAAGTTCCATTTCTCTGTGCCCGTAGTGTACGGATCGGTTCGGGAAACATCCTGCCAAGAGAGGTCGCTGGGATTGATCTTGAACAAGCCCTCTGAGCAACCCGCATAAACGCGACCATTGCCGTTGATATCCTGACCGCTGATAGCGCCGAGAGGACGCGAAGGCAGCGAAGCATCGGAGAACAGACTAGCGCGCTGCATCGGCTCATAGGCAATCGAGCCATTGAGGGCGCCGAGCGCAGGCAACACGTTGCGAGCCACGGTCACGCCGGGATTGTTGAGCGCAGCAATGTCAGGACGCCATGGGCCGAAAACGCTATCGATTACCAATTCGACAACTCCTCAATGATGGTGTTGCCGGAAGCCGTCGCTAGTGTGTGATCACGTTGAACTGCGCTGAGAGCGTCGGAAGTGAGGTTCTTCTCTGCTTGTTCCGCATCAGGGTCTTTCAGCCAGTGATAGGCCTGTGCAAGCGAAGCGCGGAGATAGACTGTCGGGAAACGTGTAAGCAGCCAGTTCGTAGGATTTGTGTCGCTGAGAGCGGGCAGACGAGCGAAATAGTAGAGGTCCACCACATAATCGGTGGAAGGCACAGGGCGGATTTCCAACGTGTTGCCGGTGACGACATAGCCGAGTTCGCCCGTATTGAGGTTTGGATTGCGGAAACTCAGAGGCTTCGCATAGCAACCGTTGACGAGGATTGCGCGGCCTTCCTGATAGTCATCGGGTAACGTGGGAGACTGTCCAGCCAGCACGTTAAGTGTCTGCTTCTTCTCCATCAGGTAATGCTTGAGCAAAGGGCGCAGTGCTTCCTCTGCGAGTGTGATGCAGAGGTCCGCGGGTGCACCAGCACTGACGGTGTAGGAATCGATTGCGGAAATGAGATCGGAATAGGTTTGAAGGGCCATTAGACCCTCCAGTTGTTCGTGCGCAGTTTAGCGAAATCACCGTCATTGAGGCGGCGAGAAAGAGCCGCCTCATCGTGGGTGATCCCCTCGCGTTCCCACTCATAGTGGAGACCTAGAGGAACGCTGGCGATTTTGACCATTTCGCCGTGGCTACCAGTAGCGTTGAAATCGGATGCTTCGCGGGCGTTTCGTTCAAGCACGGCGCGGACGTTTTTCCACTCCGTGCGGATGATCATGCGGTCACCGTCGCGGGTGATGTAGACAGTCTTGTCTTCGTCATCTTCCCAAACAAGCGTACCATAAGGTACAAGATCACCGATTGTGTAATTCAAAGTTGTATCGCTGGACATAGGTCGCCTTTGTTCTTGTTTTTATTGGCGATAATAATGGGGCCAGTATTTTGCTGGCCCCATTTTAGTTCATTACTGGACGTCTGCGATCTTCGCGTTACCCTTTTCGTTCAGGCATTCCAGCGTGTACTCTTCGATCAACTGCTTGCGGTCGGAGTCACCCAACTTAGCAATATCGTTTGCCTTCATCGCGCGGAGAACCGCAACGTTCCAAAGCGACACGTCGAGGGCCAGAACAGTAGTTGTGCTCATCCAACGGTGAGGAATGATCTGCTGCTTACCGAAGTTGCCAACGTAGTAGTCAACAGCGCCAGTGATAGTCTTGTCTTTCGCCTGCTGCTGCTTTGTAGCGTTGCCGGTGAACTGAGAAATCTTCTCCTTCAGCGGGGCCGGAGCAAAAGTCTTAGTGACGTTACCGCCAGCGACCCAAGCCTTCTGGATGCCATCGAGATAGAGGGCTTCTGTGAGATTACGCAAAGTACCCGCCGTAACAGAGCCTACAGTGTTGCCGGAAAAACCAGCTGTAGAACCGCCTGCGCCGTGCAAAGCATTTGTCTTGATCCAAGCCTCTGCACCGCCGAGAGCACGAGGTGTAGAGCCGCTACCGGCATTGGATGCATGAGCAGAAGCGATGAGTGCTTCCTTGGAACGCTTCAGTTCGGCCATACCTTTAGCGACCTGATAGGGCATCATGTCCTTGATGCTCGCTACTTCAATCGCGCGGGCTGTACCAGCAACCTGAACTGTCTTTGTACGGATTTCCGTGTAGTTACCGAGACGAACCGGAGCAACTAGAGTTGCAGAAACGGCGTCTGCACCGTCAACAGCGCCTGCGCTGATGTCGATTGCGCCGAGTTCGTCCTGAGACCATTCGTGATACTTGCCGGAAGCCTTTGTGGAACCGATGGCATCGAGGATTGGGTGATCCTCCGGGCTGATGTCGCTAAGAACGTCAGAAAGGTCCTCGCGAGCCGTTGGGATTTGATATGTATTCAAAGTGGGCATTTTTGCCTTCTCCTTATTATTTTAGTCTGTGCATGAGAACTGCTGCGGCGTCTTCAAGACTGCCGGAGCGCTTAAGTGCTGCTTTGCTCTTCGCGTAAGCCGACTGAGAACCCTTTGTGCCAACCGGGGAAGAACCCGGCTTTGCTAGAAGTGGCTTTTCGTCCACGACCTTCACTGCCTTTGCCTTCTGTGCTTGCAGCTGATCAAACTGCATGGCTTTGTAGGCGATGCTGAAAAGTGTCGGGTTTGTCTCGCGACTGATCGCATCGGCTGGAATGCCCGCTTTGACGAGATATTCGCCTAGCGCGACGGCTTTGCCGGTTTCAGGTTTCGCTAGTTCAGGATGCATTTCGTGCAGGCGACGTTGACCATCGGCCAATGCCTGCTTGAAATAAACTTCCTGTCGAGCGACTTCCTGCTTTTCCAGTTCGGTGCGTTCGTGTCGAACTTTCGCAATCTGAGCATGACGTGCCGCCCAAAATTCCTTCTGCGCAATGTATTCGGCAGGATCATCCTGCGCCAACTGTGCCCAGTTCGGTTCTTGTGGGAGGTACGAGGCAATCGTGCTCTCCAAATTTCGGAGGTGTGCGATTGCTTGGCCGCGAATGTTGTCGACCTGGGTGTCTACGCCGCGTTCTTTTTCCGCAAGCGCTTGGGTCTTTCGCGTATAATCGGAGTATCGAAGGTTAGCCTCTTTCCACTGCTTGCCGGTGATTTTCTCGCCATCGATTTCGAAAACGAGGTCATCCGCAATCTTGATTGGGGCTACTTCGGCTACTGCCGCTTCATCTTCTTCCGTTTCTAGTCGCTCGTCCGAGTCCTCGAGGGATTGTTCGTCGGAGTTTTCGAATACGTCGTCGGACGGTGTTGAAGTCTCTTCGACTTCGTCCTCAGCACTTTCCGCATTCACATCGGTTGTAGCGTTGCCGCTGCCTAGAATACTTTCAATGCGCTTTGCCGCGTCTTCTAGCGACTGGCCAATTCCACTTTCGGAGTTGCTGGCTTCTTCCATTAGTTGCTCCTAATTTGTTGTTATTATTGTTATTTTGTTGTTCATTATTTAGCTAAAACGTAATTTTATTGCGCGTTGGCCGAATAGTGCTTGGATAGTTCAGCCTCGTTCATGTAACCGGCGAATTTGCCCTTCAACCGGTTGAGAACATCCAGTTCCAAACGGAGGCGTTCACGGCCTGCGACATCTTCAAGTGGGCTGGTAGACCACGCGTTGAACAGGTCTTTCATGACTGCTTCCCACGCGGCCTGATAAACAGGATCGCTACAAATGCGGTCGGCTTGCACGCCGCGCATGATGATTTCTTCGTCTGTCATTCCGCTCCCTTATTGCTGTGGTGGCATCTGCGGCATCTGAGGTGCCGGCTGCTGCTGTGGTTTCGGCTGCATCGCCGCGATCTGCGCAAAGCCGCGCTGTAGCGTGTCGCGCTGCGCTGCCTGCTGAGATTCAATGTGCGCGAGATCGACTTGGACCGCGTACTTTCCGGCAATCTCTGCTGCCTTCAAATCTGTGTCCGCTTCGTTCTTGTCGCGGATGCGGTCGTCTTCCATGTAAAGATCGAGCAGTTTCAGATCATTCTTTGCCTTGTCCGCTGCTGCCTTGCGCTGCGTCTCCGCTTGGAATGCCTGTGCCTGCAATTCCTCTGCCGATGGCTTGTCCTGCTTAGGCTGTGGAGGCGCCTTCGACGGATCGTTCACGAATGCCGACGAGTTCTTGAAACCGGCGTTTTCGAGCATCGCAACGACTGTGTTGTAGATGTTCTGTTCGGTCGCCAATGGGCTCTGCGCTGCAACAGCCTGTTGCTGTAGGCCGAGCATTTTCTCGTACATTGCCTGATTATAGTCGCGGTTCATGATGCCGAAGGCGACCGTCGTATTCATGTCCATATCTGGATTCCAGTTATCGACGGAGATCGGGACAAAGTTATTGGTCAACCGCTTGATGAGCGCTTCCGCACCTTCTGGATTGTTGCGGAGCAGATCGACGATAACACGGAACATGTAGCGATAGCCGGTGTCCGCGAAAAAGCGGATACTCAACTCTATGAGCAGCTGCATGGAGTTGCTGCGCTGGCTCAGGAAGGCCGAACTTGTTGACTGGAAATCCGCACCGGAAACAGCCATCATCGAGCCACCAACGCCGGTTGTGTAATCGATGTTCTGCTTGATCGCCTCGATGAACTGCATCGACGCTGCGCCATTATAAGGCGTATTGAGGAAACTGACCGCTGCGCTCGGATCGCCATCACTGCGGATGATCTTGCCGGGGTGCGGGTTCAACAGGTCATCGAAATTCGGAATAGCCTGCATGTTGACGACCTTCTGCGGGTTCACAGAGGCGTTCAGGCCGTCGATATTTGCGCGCATGATATTTGAGATCAAGCGCTGGTCGTCACCGATCTTGTCCGCAACGCCATGACCAAACAGCGTGTTGGGCAGCGGGAACGGGCAGTAGGCCGCATACGGGAAATATTCTGAAACCTCCTCAACGTTAAGGAGGACACCAGAATGCTCTATGTCGCCAGCGATGGTCAGGTGAACGTATTCGCGCCAACCGTCACCGTCGATATCCATTCGGGTATAAACTTCGTACAGATCGACCTTATCTTTGTTCTGGCGTCCTAGAGTAAAACCAACTTGCTTGGCACGCTCCTGAGCGATGCCGGTATCATCTCCGTCTGACCGCTCGATCAGATCCACCTTTTCTTTTTTGTGACCCATTTCGAGGAGCGCCGCGCGGTCAACGACACACTTATGGCCTTGGAGATCGGCCTTGATACCACCGGTCTGCTGGTCGAAGTCTGCGTCTTTGGATACGAAGAAATCCTCTGGCTTGATGTTCTTAATTGCCATCTGCCAGGTATTTTTACGACGGCGGATTTTGAGATCGCGGAGCATTGGCAGCTGCACGCCCATCTGTGTGAGCATTTCTGGGGTCAGTCCCTGCTGCACTGCTTCTGGTGGCAGCGGCGCCGGGTATGGTTCGCCAACGCGGTTGAGTATCTTCAAGTCACCGTCGTCTTTTTCATCTTCGGTGACATATTCGGCTAGTTGTTCTTCGGGGATGCCCTTGATGGTTTCCGGTGGACGCCAGCCCTTGTCCTGATGAAAACCGACGTGGACGACACCCAGACCGGTGATATTGCCGTTCTTCATCCACGGTGTGAGCATCGTGGCATGGGAATTGAGGTTCCGAACAATCGCGTTGACGACTGTCGTCATCTGCTGGGCGAGAGGAATGTCTTCGTCGTTCTTGGTGGTAAACTCGACAACCTTCGTTTGACTATCCAAGACCCGGAGTTGCTGTGCAGTGAGCCAGTCAACACGCTCGGCAACATCAGGACTGACATACTTGGAACGGCCCTTGAGCGGATCAGGCTTGCCGTCTTTTGCACGGTCCGAATCAAACAGTTCGCGATTGTAAAATTCGAGGCCGCGATCCTGCTTGTTAGCGATCGCGTCTTGCGAAAATCCAACGGCGTCTTGAACCTCTTTCGCGATATTGCTCAGGACTTCTTCGTCGCTCAGGGCCTTCGGTTCGGCCTTCTTGTTCGCCATTAATGCCTTTCACGGACACTTTGCGTGCCTCTAGTTCTTGGATCGCTCGACTAATCGCCGCTGTGGCGTTGTCGATCGCTGCGATCAGCGCGGAATTATCGTTTGTCATGGTTCGCTCCCTACTCCGCATATTTAGTCGGAGCGCCGGATTATCGGCTCATTCGTAAATGCCGAGACCGGGGTAATCGATTGGCTTCGACCAAGCCCAACCTTTCGCACCGCCAGTCTTTGTGCTTGCAAAGGTAAGACAAAGCGCGTCGGCCAAGTCCGGAGACTTTTTGTTGCGCTTGCGAATTTCCGGCTTGCTTTCGACTTTGATCTTGCCGCCGTTTTCGTAGTCGTAAAACGGGAGGGTCAATTCCTGCTGCAAGTCAGGATCATTCGGGATGGAAACTCCGCCTTCGATGAACCATTCGCGGCACATCCACCACAACTGGTCACGCATACGCGAATACAGTTGAGGATCGCGGGTCGGGCTACTCTGAGCCATGACCTTTCGGACCGGCACGCCCATGTTGAACAGCATTGTATAGACGCCATAGCCGGGGCCGTTCGCGTCAACGCAAATTTCGACAGGGCGCTGCTGAATTGGGGTGACGCGCCACTCATCGTAAACGGCCTGAGCCAACTGCACGGCATCGAGATTACCGAAATCGATAGGCTTTTCGGGAACCACGTTATCGTGACGTTTCACAAGAATTGATCGGTCCTTACCGCCACCGTTGGGATCGAGACCCCAAATGATAGGACTGTCAGCAGGTGCAACCGCGTCCTCGTTATTCATCGCTTCGATGACCGCTGAGGTTGGAATGACACCACTAGTCGAACCGATGGGAAACTCGCCCTCGACCATAACGCGGTACTGGTTTGTTCCCGCTCCACCATATAGAGCCGTGAACGCGGCCAACTTCGAAGGCGTCATATTGGGGTTGTCGGACATACGGCCATGCACCTTCGCCCATGCCTTGCTAATGTCCTTGTGTTCCCAAGTGTCGTAGAAAAAGCCGCTCGTGTAGGCAGGGTTTGAAACCACCACCAGTTTCGGATTTACGTCCGACATGATGTTCTCAAGATTCATGAAAACGACATTCGGGACGTCGGCGGCTTCGTCTACCAGAACGAAATTGTTGGTCGCATGAATACCGCGAACCGTACCCAAGTTGTCCTTGTTCGCCGCGCTGTAGGTGGCGAAGCACTCGTTGCGGCTTGAAATTCGATAGGCGCGTGATGGGGTGTACTCAAATTCCTCGGCAAGAGCCTTCGGAATGAGATTGTAAAGCATACCAACCTCGTTCCAGAGGTTGTCTTGAATTTGCTTCTCAGAGGGTCCGAAAATATTGACCTTCACATCGTTGAAGCAAAACAGCGCCCACCAGACCAGAATCGCCATGACGCGGGTCTTGCCGAAGCCAACACCGCCTTTGAATGTGATGTGGTCGTTTGCAATGAATTTCTCGAAGAATTCTAGCTGCTTTGGACGGAGGGCGTTTTGCCCTCCGAAAATAGTAGTCGCGAAAAACTGAGGGTCGTTTCTGAAAGCAGCGAGCAATTTCTGCATCTGCTGCGGAGTAATATTTGCCACAATACACCGAAGTTGTTTGAACTCCGATATTTATGGAAAACTTAGGAATTAACGTATTTCTGTTGTTTTTCTTGACCTTAGCGGAGTTTGGCTAAATCCTTAGAGCAGTTGTTACTTGCAAAAGGAGAGTTTTATGCTTCATCTAGGCTGGATCGGTACGATATTTTTACTGCTCGCCCTATACATGACATGTGAACACTGGTTCATGTTCTTCAAGGCGATCTGGTGGACGCTCAAGTGGATCGTCGGCCCGGTAGCGGGAATTGGCTTACTTTTATATGGAATGGCCCACAACACGCTGTGGGCAATGGTCATCGTCTACGCGTTTGATGCCGCTCTGCTGCTATTCGGCGCTTACATGGTCGTCTATTACTGCCTGATCAAAATGGGCTTGGCCAAGCCTGCACAGAAAGCCGATTAACTACGGCGACGAGGTTTGCGAACCGGGGCTCTATGCGGCTCCGGTTTTTCATCCTCTGGGCAATCGATGGGCGGGACGATGATAGCTGGCGGCTCTTGCGGATTTACCGCATCGGCTAGACCCTTGAGACTTGCTTCCGTTGGCAGTCGGGGTTTCTCCGACCAATTCTGAGCCATCCGCACGGCTCCTTCGGCCAATGACATTCCAATGATGCCGATGCCAAATGCAACGGCGTTGGTCGTTGAGAGATTGGTCGCATCTAGATTCATCCACTGCACAAACAGTGGTGTCAGGTAGACCGCGCAGAACGTTCCGACGAAACCACCTGAAATCTTCTCCCATTTGGAAGCACCCTTATTGAGCAGACTGCGGACGCCTGCCCCGGCTACACCAGCTACAAAATGGGTGGGATTGATGCCGATGGAGAGGAGAAACGCGGTAACAGATTCAAGCAAAGCGCACCGCCTGGAGCCACGTGTGCGCGGCGATGATTAGGTATTTTTTGAACATTCTGCCCTGTCCGATCCGTTTAGTAGTCGTCCCATATTTAATCGGAACAGGCGGAATGGAGGCTCAAATAGAAGCCAACCAGAAGCCAAAGTGTAAGAACGCACGGAAACAGCGCTTCCGCCTAAATATGGCTTTAGGGAGTGCTAAATGAGCAAAATTCGCTTCGTTATCGCGGGCGGTCACATGCGAGGTGAAATCCTCGGCCAGATCGAGAACAACCCGCAAAAGTCAGAACTAGAGAACATTCGGGATTGGGTAGAGCGCCGATACGGCGGCTGGATCACCAAGCACATGAGCGATGCATCGCCGTGGACATTCGTCTCCGTGGATTTCGAAACCACTGATAAGGGCGAGAAAGAATGCGTCTTCTACTTGGACTTCGAAAACCCGAATGATGAAGACGCCTTCATCCGCAACGTCGGTGGCAAGATCATTCCATCGGAGGTGCCGGATGACGAATGAGCGAAAGGAACTGCTAATCGAATTGCTCACCGAGTTCGTCAGTTCGAAGCGCGGCAAACCCCTGTCTTGGTGGATACCATTGCAACAAGCCACCGAGGCAGTGATTGAAGAGGTGAAGCGTGACCGATAAACCAAAAGTCGTCGGCAAGCCCTTCGCCAAAGGACAGTCGGGAAATTTGAATGGCCGACCCGCGATCCCACCGGAAGTGAAGGAAGCGGCAAAAGCGCATACGCTGCTGGCAATCGAAACCCTCGTGGACGTGATGAAAAACGGGAAGAACGAAGCGAGCCGCGTGAACAGTGCGGTTGCAATGCTGAATCGCGGATGGGGCGCACCCACACAGCAGGTTGATGTCGAACACACACATAAGCAGGATTGGTCAGCGCTGCTCAGCGCGTTGGACGCCCACAATGTGGCAAAAACCCTCACTCGGAGTGAAGCCCCGGTTATCGAAGGCAATGTTATTGAGGCCGAGCTGGTGAAGGACATAGAGGACTGAATGTCCTCTACAGAGGATACAGGCTAGCTAAGAATGCCGTAATCCTTGCCCTTTAGAATGTAACCGACACCCTTTTTGTTCTCGATTCCCAATTCTGGCCCTGCCCTCCACAGCATTGTCGAGAGAACCATTTCGGGATCTTTCCCCCATATCTTAATCCCCTGCCGGTCAAGGGACTTGTAGATTTCGCTGCGCGACAAAGGCTTGTCTGAATCCTCAAGCATCTGCCGTACGATCTTGGCAACCTTCTCCTTTGAAGGGTTGATTCTCACTTTGCCTTTGACGCGGAGAGTTATTTTTTTCGGCTTATCCACCTTTTCCACAACGGGCGACACAGTGAGCGAAAGTAGTTCACTGTATGTTCCTTCCATGTCGGAAATTGCCTTTTCGAGACTATCCAGCTGCGCCTTTGTCTTGTCTCGCTCTTCATATAATTGATTTAAAAGAGTTTTTAGCGATTCAGCAATATTGGACGTCATGACCGGGCTCCCCTATGTGTGTCGTGAATGTATGGGAATATTCCCGTTATTTCAATGACTTTATGGGAGAACGGTTGAAACCGGAATGTCCATCTTGCGCGGAATGGATTCCTTCGATACTCTTAATCATCTCTTAATGGGGTGGAGTTGTACGGGTCTGGAACCCAAAGGCTCCACCCCATTAAGAAATACCGAATGGCGAGTTAGAACCCAGAGGTGTCTCGCAAGCCATTCGGGGATACGGTCATGCCGAAGCAGACCTCTTTCTTGGCGGTTTGAGTCTAGCAAAGGCATCCGGTCTGGTCAAATGCGAGACATCCGATGGAGGGGCTTATGCCCTCTAAGATCTCTCGTGCATGCCATTGGGTACACTCTTATGTCCGCTTTCGGTTCGGCCGTCTCGAACACGTCAGGGCGCATTGGAGGTGCTGCGGCTAAGCACTAACTGGGGGTGGCGCGAATGCCACCTCCATCATTTTCAAAGGGTGCGAATAGATGATGCATGATTTCGCAAGGCGGCGGGACGCAAGAGAAACATTGGATCGGGTGTTCGCTGCAATGAGCGCTGCACCTGTTAGCAAGCAGCCGCCATCATTTTACTTCCTTGAGAGCCATCTCGAAAAATTAGAAATTTATGATCCTGAGAATGCAGAGCAGTGGGCGCAGCATTACGGCATGATCATCCGCCAGCTGGGCGAGTTCCAGACGCGTTCCCCGTACTGGCTCGCGTATGAGTGGGACAGCGGTTGGGGCAATCACGACTACATTATCAAGGTTCGCCAGCTGTACGGCGGCATTGACATGATCTGGTCCAACATCCTTGAAGGCACGAACTGGCGAAGAACGAATTTTATGTTCGTATGTTTTAGCGAATGGCCGCTCGCTAAACGCTTTCGCTTTGATCATGAAGCGGATGGAACCGACTATCGAATTGAACGGCGAACCAACGTCTGAAAAGTTTAAAAATCATATCAAATGGTTGGCGATGTATAGGACTTTTTAGAAGGGCAGGCAGGGGGGTCAAAGGGTGCGGTCCTGCTAGGAAAACAGTCGCTGGGACCAGTAGAGCCCCGTTCGCTACGGCCCTGCCCTCACACGCTGCACAGTAAGCGCCAAGCAGAAGCCAGCCAGTGATATGTCTGAGGTTCGGTAAGACACTAAGCCGTAGAGTCCAGCAGACATATCGTCCTTGCGCGTTAAGCCCTTGCTACACCAGCGTACAAAAACGTGCAGCGCGCCAGTCCTGAGGTAATCTGAGGACCCTCTGATAGCGCAGCGCTGCTTAGCCAGGCCATACGTTGCAGAGCATGGCAAAGCCCCCGGTTTCCCGAGGGCTTCCATCCACTTGCGCAAGTGGACTGCTGTTTACTTCTTCGCCTTCTTTGCACGTCCAGCCTTCAGCCGAGCCGACCGTTCAGCTGAGTGCTTGGCGATCACCGCTTGCAGTTTGTCATCAGCGGCGATTGCTTCCTTCGCTGCCGTCAGGATCGCAACCACTGCATCGAGATCAGCAGCGCGGAAGAGTTTCGAACCAGCGACCTCGAAAGCATTGCGACCGATCCGAACCACATAACCATCACGATCCTTGCGGAACCACAGCGACCGCGTTTTATGGGTTTTACCGTCCTTGACCTCACCAGCGAGTTTCACCTGTTGATCCAACTTGCTGTAGAAGATTTCCAGCGGGCTCTGCCCACCAACTACGCCTGCGGTTGCCGCTGATTTGAGAAGTTCCAGTGCGTTTGCCATTGTCTAGTTCCTTTCGATCTAGGCCTGCGTTATTGCCTGCCCACATCATCCGTCCAATAGCCTTTGATTACTCAGGGCAACCGAAGACTTCCTAAAAGTTGAATTATTTCAAACCGTTACGGCTTAGCAGTCGGACTACCTGCCCCGTACCCCATTGGGCACCACGTGGCGTCCGTATAGCGCGATCATTAAGTGCCTTAGCAATTGCTGCTGGACTGTCGATGCCGCTGTCTATGAGCCCCTGTAGGACTTCCGCTAGCGAATCCGCAAAGGTGTTTGCTTCCTCTACTCGGGCAGCATTTGTGCCCCATTCCTGCCCCCTCGCCCGCTTTGCTGCGATGGCAACCTTTGTCCGGTCCGCGATCATCTCGCGTTCCTTCTCCGCTACAGCTGCCATTATGTGGAACTGGAAGTTATCCGCGTTGGGCATGTCACAGGCTTTAATCGGAACCCCCGACTTGAGCAGACCGGATATGAAGTGAACATCGCGAGAAAGCCGGTCCAACTTTGCAATGACCAGCACGGCTTTATTTGCAGCTGCCAGCGCTAGGGCTTTTGCCAACTCGGGCCGATCATCACGCTTGCCAGATTCGACCTCTGTAAACTCGGCGAGCGGATCGCAACGAGTGTAATCGAGAACAGCGCGGCGTTGCGCTTCAAGCCCTAGACCGGACTTGCCCTGCTGTTGAGTGGAAACGCGGTAATAAGCAACGTATTGCATGACAACCTCTGACAATGAATGTGCGTTCTTTGTCTGCTGCCGAAAAAACTAAAGGGCGAGCGATCTTTTCGGTTGCCCTTTGCCCCGAGTGGAAATAACGCGCGTGAAGGTTTGGCCGGAAAGTCTGGCTCGTGCCAGGGCGGTGCGGCTGGATGTGTTGATTTAGCCGCTGCCTGCTGTTGATTATTCCACAAGGACTGTTGAGCCGTAGGGACAGTTTCCGTTTGCTGTTGTGCCGCTGATCCTGTCGCTCTCTTAAGCGTCATGACCTTTTCCCCTGATACTCGTATTGCAGATGTTCCACGTCTGTTCTATCTTTGTTGGATGCTCAAGCCTATCACCGAAGAGATTATCTCACAGCTACAAACGCGGGTTCCCAATGGAGATCCGATCGATCTCTTGTTGATCGGACCTGACCTAGTTGCTCAGGGTTATACGCAGGATGAGATCGTGTTTGCGCTGGAGAATTTGGCTCGACAGAAACAGATCGAGTTTGCCGGGGGAAATCGCGTGCGGCTCATCGTTAAATGAGTGAACCTCTCACCCGAACACAACAGATGATCGCTGCCCAACCACTCTGCGTATTTTGCGGAGGAACTACTCGGGCAACCACACGTGAGCATATGCCTTCTCGGGTTCTGTTTGATGGGAAGCACCGACCCAAAGGACTAGAGTTTCCCTCTTGCCAGCCATGCCAAGATTCCACCCGAAAAGCCGAGACTGTATTTGCCGTATTGTCGCGGTTTTATCCCGATCCGACCACCCGCATTCAACGCGCCGAATTCAAGAAACTGATGCGGGCAGCCGAACAGCACAATCCGGGTTTCCACGCGGAAATGAACACCGATCAACTCGGCCATTTGCAGCGGTTGGGTAATCAGGCTGCTCTGCTTCCCTCGTGGAATTTCCTCAATGTCGGCGGGCCTATCTGCACTAAGTCTATCAGTGCGTTTGCGGTGAAACTCGGGCTGGCCCTTCACTATGAGATTACCCGCTGCATTGCGCCGAAGGGTGCCGTGGTTGTCGTTGCTCGGTTCAGCAATGTCGATGCGTTTACCGGCGACATGCCCAAGGATGCTCTCGGCTTGTTCGGTGAGGGTCAGACGTTGGAAATGGGCAAGTTTCGGGTTGCCGATCAGTTCGAGTATTCCAGCGTGTACGCAGGAGATACGATGAACATGAGCGCGCACTTTGCGACGTTTCGTATGTCGATGGCCCTGCTATTGCTCGTCTGCCACACCGAGGCGGATATCCCCGATGGCGTCCACGGCGACCGCTTCTACGTCTGATATGGAAACACCACCCGTTTGATCGAGTGGTGGCCCAAATATTGTTACTCGTTTTGGATTTGCCCTAGGAAAGTTCATCCAAAACCAATGCTCAGAAAAGAGGATACCTTTTCCGTGCTTATTTATGCGCCGATCACTGTGAAGCCTGTGGGAATTGTCCCTGTAGTCTCACCAGCTGCAAATCGTGAGGTGATCTCGCAACCGCTGTTCAAGATGAACCCAACTGGATAGAGCGGGCCTGTGCCCAATGCGGAGATATCAATGCCGCCCATGCCTGTTGCGGGATCAGCAAGTGCATCGCCGTTCCAATTCCCACTATTCCGTCGGAACCAAACCAAATGTGCATCTGCATCGAATGCTATGGCGATTACGTCGGTGTCTAGGATTTGTCCCATCGTGGCGAGGTTCGTGCCATTATATCGGATTTCCCCTTCATTGCCCATGTAGCCGATGGAGTTCGGGTCATTGCCGATGTCGTTCCAATTTGCGAACAAGTTGCCAGCGAAATCGATATTCATCAGGCCGACGCCGGTTGTGGTATCGACAACCTTGTGTTGGGTTTCGAAATACCACTTGCCCTGGCTCTTTCCCCTCGCCCCGCGTACACTGGCGTTGGTGAAACCCTCGACGGGCCAATATGCGGTGCGATCTCCGTTCTTCAAAGCGAGTTCGCTGGAACAATCGACCTCAAACCATGTTGCCGGTAGTTCGACTCGCGCAGTTGGGCCTGCAATAGCAGCGGCTACCACCGGCTTATAAATGGCGGCCAAAACCACATGGCCCGCCTGTGTAGGGTGAACCTTATCCGCGTCGTAGTATGTGAGGTCGTCAGCGTCCGCGATCTCATCGAAATGCGGATCACTGCCGAAATCGAAAATGCCATCGGCGTCCAGATCGGAGTTCCAATACTGCCGGATAAGTTGGTTCAATAGGATATCGCCGCCCCACTGACGATACTCGTTTGCGTCCTCGTCCGTAGCGATGAGTGTACCGATTAGTCGGCGGTCGAAACCCTTGGCCTTTGCCTTATGGAGAACGCTGCGCAGGTTCAGATAGATTTCTTTGTCCGCGTAGGTGAGGTTTTTATCGTTCGCCCCTGCTAGGATCGTGAACACGTTGAGGTCCTTGCTAGCGTCATATTCGGCACCACTACGCGTGTCGAAATCCTCGTTCATCTGCAACGCAAGTGTGCCTGTCGTGCCGATGTTAGCGAGCGTGATTGTCGGGGGATTTGGAATACCTGCGACTGCGACGGCGGGGTACGCATTTGTCTCTGGGTTATCCACGAGGTTGCCAGCGGTGATCGAGTCGCCTTCTGCGACAAGTTTCACGCTGTTAACCGTGGGAGCCGATGAACCCCCATGATTCCACAAATTGAAGCGCCACTTAATGCCCATTAGCGACCGCCAAGAATTGCTCGCACTGTGGCAGCTGCACTTGATGGGCTCTTCGCATAGACCTTGTCAGTTGTAGCCAGATCAATGCTAACCGAAGTATCGCGTTCCCGCTGTAGAACGATAAAGTCGTTGCTCGTAACTGATGGTTTTGCGCTTGCGATTGCAATCTGTACGCTCGGAGTAGTTGGGTCGATCTGCAAGCCGATTGTCGCTGTAGTCGATCCATCTGCTACAAGTGTCCAATCCGCATTAGTTGCGGTGATAGCTGGGGTAGTTGTTGCCATAAGTGTACCTCGAAATTGATATCCCTCTATTTACCTACTTCGGGTAAATCCGCCACTTTAGGCCCTACTTGCGCGTGTAACGGGCGTTATCGCCAGCCGTCTCCGCCAGCATCAGCCAGCACTGAATCCCAGATAGTGCCGTCCGCGTAACGCACGGCGACAAAGCCTTCTCCGCGCTGTCGATCCTCAATCATGATCCATGGGCCATCAGGTTCGCGGGTGAATGCTTCAAGGCGGATGCTCTGTCCGGTTTCTGGATCGAGCGGGTTTGGGGCGTCGGTAATCGGTCGCATTGGCTTCTCCTTGGCGATTACGGGGTGGCGAACAAAGTGGCTTCTGCTGCGCGGCGACGAGTAAGGCCAGCGAGGACTTGACCGCCTGCCTTGTTCCATCGGGCAAACTCATTGGCTGCGCCAGCGAAGTCCTTGGCGTTGACCTTCTTCAACAAGGTGCTTGCCGCAAGGTTCGCGCTGCCGCAATTGTAAGTGAACGACACGAGCGCGCCGAATTGGTTCGGCGTAAGTGGGACTTTGACTAGTCCGAGAACGGCTTTCTCGAATTGCGCGACATCGCGCGAGAACAGCCTGTCGGCTTCACTTTGAGTGATGGTCTTTTTGCCGATGTCGGATTTCTTGAGGCCCTTGGTCGTGCCCCATCCGATGGTTGGAACGCCGATAGCGTCCGCGTAGCAGGTTAGTTTGCAAGCCTCGAAAGACTTGATGAGTTGTTCAGATGCACTGTTAATAGCCATCCAGTATATACCGAATGACGCAAAGAAAAAGCCGCTGCGGATTGACCACGCAGCGGCTTTAGTGGGTGACGAGAGATCGAATTAAATCGTCACATGATTATCGTATTGCCATCGATTGGCCTCTGCAAGAGACCGTTAGACAGTCTTCTTCTTGCGAGGTGAAGCCTTCTTCTTTGGCGCTTCTACAGTGATCGCTTCGACCTCTGCTGGGGTGGATTCGGCCACTGGCGTTTCCTCGACCGGCTCGACTGCTTCTACTACGGGTTCTTCATTTACCGGGCCTGCCAAGAATACTTCGAGCGCCGGACCTACGACTGTAATGCCGTCGCGGTCATTCCAAGTCGTCAAGTTGTCATCGAGAACGATGGTCTGAACGTTGTCACCAGCCTTAAAGTTGGCCCAGTCTACGAACTCGCCGCCCTCTGCGCGGGTAAACTTGAGCGGCTTTAGAGCACCTGTGTCGCCTTCGAAAAGTGCAAAGTCCTGAATTGTACGGTCACGTGTAATGATCATTTTCTTATCCTTTTTGTTCTTATGAAAATGTTGTTTCAGTTAGTTATTGCCCGCCACCATGAGCAAGTTTGAAGAGCATCGCCTGCTTCTTGTCGGGGAACGCTACCTTGATTTTTCGAAGATCCGAATCCATACCGATGCCGTGCAGCGCCTTGAACTCTGCCAGCACTGGTTTCATAGATTCACCGAATTCAAACACGTCGACCTGACCAATCAACTCGATCCAGAAACGCACAATCTTTGGTCGGTTCCAAAACCAAACCTGCTTGTCCCACTGTTTGTCGACATCTCTTTCGTTGAACATGAGTTGCTTGTAACGGTCTGCGTTTTCGATTTTCATGCCTCACCTCCATCGTAGGAGAGTTTCGCAACAATGAATCGGTCACCTCGCTCGAATGCATCGAGCATATGCTTCAGGTACGCTTCGCGTTCATCGTAGGGCCGATGGGTTTGATCGTCTATGTAATCAGCATCTTTGTGCGCTGCGTACCAATCCGCCATTTCACAAAGTTCGTCACGGATTACCTTCCAATGCTCTGCATCCACACGTTCCTCGAATTTTGCAATGTCGGCCTTTGTCGCAAGAGTCAGAATACGCTCGACTGCGGGCCGAGCGTCTTTGTAGAAGTGCTTAAAGATTGAAGCAAAGCCGCCCATTGCTTTCATCGCACTTTGTGAAGGCCGTGAGGTGTTGGCGTAGCCGCCACTGCCAATCAGTGCTTCAAGGGCTACTTTCCTCTGCGCTTCCAATTCCGCGATCTGCTTAGCGAACGAATTTCCGTTCGGATTATTACTCATGATCAAGCCTCCTTCGCCGGGATAGCGATACAAGTGCAGCCCATCGCCGTGATGATCACGTTGATCGCCGTTAGCTGTTCAACGCTGAGGTCTTCACCACGGCGACCCTTCACCCACTTATGAGCGCGGGCAAGTTTCTCGGTTACACCGTCGAGGACTTCACGAAGCGTGCTGAACTTACGCAAGCGGCTTCCCCAAATCCCGCTGCTACGGTCGAGGATATTATTCAGTGTGATAAACGAGGTCGGATCGCTCTTGTCGGTCCTCATGATGTTCATCGCACTCACGTAGGATAGAAGTTCCGCGTGCTCGGCATCGCAAAGGCGAACGTATCGGACGTTTCGCTGGGTGTGCTTGGATGGTCGCTCAATGAGTTCACTTCGGGCTACAAGCGTTGCCGGGGCCGTTGCCTGCGTGGGGGTGGTTTCAAAAATATCCGCGATTTGCATGGGGTGTTTTCCTTCTTCTTAGTTTTATTTCTGATCGAAAAATTTCTGAACATAACGCTCGTTGTTCGAGCGTTCTTCCTCGTTGAGCCTTTCCCAAAAGGCTGCAATCTTGGACGCTTCTGAGGAGACTACTCTACCGGGATGCACGTTGATCAGATCGTCAGGCGTAGTCTTCGGCGGAAACAGACTGTCGATTTTCGCATGAAGATCCAAAATACGGTCTTCAAGATAGGACTGGTTCTCGATGACTTTTTCGATGTCGAATGCTGCATCACGCTCGTAGGAAGTTGTAGTCAACGATGATTGTGACGGCCTATAATTAATCTTCTTGTCCATCGTCCTACTCCTGCGCCAGCTTGGCGAGTAAAACGTCCTGACCGTCGAGCCACGCGTCGGTCAGGTTAGTGAAACTTGCCAATTCGTTGGACAGAATATTGTTTCGAGTAAGTACAGCCGCAAAGTTGGAGACTGTTCCTTGCTCACTAATGGAAAACGAGACGGAATTTCCTCTTGATGATGCCTCGCTCCTTACATAACAGTATGTGGTCCAGAATTTGCGAAGCACTTCAAGCATCGCCGCATCATTCCGCGACACTCGGACGGTAGCTGCGCGGACACGTGCCATACCTTCGAAACGAGCCGCGACATGCTCGGGACTTTGCTTGCGCCCTTTGAGTGCTTTCGAACGGCCCGCATCTAGTGCAGCGCGGTGTTCCGGTGTTAGTTTTTCGCCTTTCTTTGCCATTAGGAGTTACCTCCCTCTGCATTTCTCTTACGAATATAGCCGAGAAAGTCGGTGTATTCCTCGTCGGTACCAGAGAGTGCAGCGCTAACCTTTTTGCTGAACTCCGTCTCCTTCATCGACTTCATGAACGGTGTAATTGGATCTTCACCAGCAAGGTGGCGCTCGATGATGCTGAGACGCATCGTTTCAAACTCTGCTTTTGTGTCGATGGATGAATTTTTAAACTTTGCCATTGGGAGTTTGCTCCTTCTTGTTATCTACGTTATTATTTATCAAATTTAACAAATCTGGCAGTCAAATCGCAATATATCTTTGCCTTTACTGCCAGCTTCTGGCTGCGGGTCGAGTTCTCGTCTAAATCAATCGGATGGGGACAAAGAATAATTTTTGGAATAGCCCACAAATTATTTTAATTTGGCATAGCCATTTCTTCCAGAAGTGGGGGAAGTGGGGCAGAGTGGGGGAAAACGCTCAATTTCCAATTAGCCGGAAACAGAATGACATGCGAAATCGCATCTAATGAAAAGTGACCCACTTCCCCCACTTCCCCCACCCTAAGACGCTAGAAGCACTGGAAAATAAGGGTTTTGACAGGGTGGGGGACACCAATCCAGCCACAAAAAAAGTGGGGCACTCCCCCACTTTTTCTTAGCTACGGCGATGTCAGAAGCCAGGACGATCTCTGTCAGCTTGGGATATAAACATTTGCCCCACCCTGCGATCCGATCGACCAATTTGTGACCTGACCGGAGCGGATCAGGCGAACCATTTCCTTGCTGAAATTGTTCAAGTCCCAAACGCGACCAGCCGTGTAAGTCTCAGCCCACGGCTTGAATTCGTCGTAGAGTTCCTTCGCCTTCTTGCGCTTGCCGATCCACGACGACGGAACCTTATGCTCGTCAAGCCACTGCTCGACCACAGAACGCTCCCTGACGTATTCCTGCTGCTCGCGCAGCTGGTCAGTAATGCTTGTGGTGGGGTCCGCTCCATGCTCGTCTACGGAGTTCCACAACAGGATGGGATTGAGCCCCTTCGTCAGCGACCAATCCGGCGTAGAGGAATAACGCAGCGCGACAAATCGGCGGTTACCGGTCTCGTCTCGGATAAGCTGGTTAAGTTCCTTGTTCGAGCAGCCGATGAATGTTGCGTTCTGGCGATACTGCACATTCGAGTTCGTGCGCATCGGGCGACCGGTCACGCTCGGCGCCGTGATCTTGTTTTTGACCGCATCGATATCCGCTTTACCGGCGAAACCCATCTCGTCCAGAAACAGCACGTAATTGCGCCACTGCTCGGTGTTGCGGTCTTCCTCAATCATTTTAAAATCGGTCGCACCTGTCAGTTCCTCGACCGGCTGCAACATGATATCGCGCACGAACGTAGACTTGCCCACGCCTTGCGGACCCAAAATCACCGGCATCAAGTGATTGCTGATTGGCAGTCCGATCATCTTGCGCTTTACCTGCCAGATGAATTTTTGCAGAACCGCCACAACGAAAGCCGCTGACGTCTCGGAAACCTCAAACTGACTAGCTACTGCATCCCATGCATCTAGCTTATCCTTGGCCTTCGGAGAGCCCGTAAAAGCGATCTGCGCGAAGACATCGACCACACGGCGATTCAGCGCCGTTTCAAACCATTTGTCGATAGCATCGGAGATTTCAGAATCACGGAAACGCAGCCCGAGTTCCGCAGCCTTCAATCGGAGATCGCGGCCTAGCGTAGCGATATTGATCTCGCTGTTTTCGATGATACGGGCGATGCCGTCGATGGTCTTATCCTTGCGGGCATCCGCTGTGACCTCGACTCCATCGAGTTGCGCAGGAATCTCCTGCTTCATAATCTGCTGGTAGTTGACGCTGATCTTGTTGTGGGCGATCCACTTATCCACGTATTCGACGGCAGTCTTGGGGATGTAGCCGAGTTCTCGCTTGATGCGAGCCTGCTTGAGCGCGCCTGCGTATTCGGCTTTGTCACAGATCGAGTTGTCGAGAAACCACTTCTTGACCGCCTTCATTTCAGGGCGCAGATCTAGCTGTATTGCGGTTTCGAAAACGTCGATTTCCTTGCCATTGGCAAACTGCGTGCGCAGTTCCTTGACAATCTCGTCTTCAAAATTGTCGGTATTATTAGGTTGTCCAGACATTATAATCTCCTTGATAAAGAAAAACCCTGCATCTGTCTGGAAACATGCAGGGTCTTCACTTGATTCATCTTGGAGATAAGTGCTTCCATCTGCCGATAGTCTGTAACGACCTCGTTTTCCAGACAGAAGCATTACGTTCTATTTATTAATATACGCTCAAAGGCGCTCGAAATGCGATATTTTTGTTTGATTTGCCGCGCATCCATTTGGTAGATGCGCGGCAATCTGTTACTTGAACCAGCGGCGAGTGTTCGCCTTGATCCAAGCGTCTACGGGCTCATAATCCCCATTGAGCGTCACGTCGTCTCGCGAGATAGGTTTGACCCGCTGGACGACCTTCGACCCCTTCAGCTGCTTCGTCCGACTGACCGGATTTTTGAACTCGTAAAGAGGCTTTTGGCGATTACTACGCAT